CTTTCATAGTCGTTTTGTAATTTAGTTAATTGTATTAATCGAGTGTCTATACTATTCTTTTTTGTTTGGTATCCTCTGGTATGGATTTTGACATCTAAGTTGACACTTGCTAATTTACTATCTAACGTATAGATTCGTCTTGCAATGTCAGTTCGGTTGTTTTTGAGCAAGACACAATATGACATTGCATTTTTAATAGTTAGAAATTCTCTAGTTTCTTCCCACTGTTGTTTGCTTACATTGTAATAACCATCTTTGGTTTTAGTTATAAGAAAGTCTCCAAATACTTTGATACCATGCTTGTCATTACTAATGTAAAGATGTCTAAGACCTGATAACAACTCATCTTTAAACAATTGAAGAATCTTTTGTTTATCTACCTGCTTCATTTAATTTCCTCAAAATAAATATTTCTAAGTTCGGGTGTAGTATCTAAAAAATTAGGTAAAGTATCTGAGTATTCAGTGTTGCAGTGTAACATAGGTATTTCATGGCAATCATGTATTAATAATCCAAAAGGATCATTATCAGTGTTATATACATTAGTATGTGTGATGTTAAATTCAAATTGCCAATACCAAAAATGATTAGGTTCTTTATCATTTTCTAACAGAAACCCAAAGTCAGTGTTATTCGGATTGAATTCAATTTTATGAGGATATTTTAAAAGATCAGGTGACCCTCGCAATGATAAACACTGTAAGATCGTATCAAAGTTTGCTTGTGAGTTGCGTTGTTGTCTCCACACATCAGTGTCATCACCTATAGGCTTAGAGCGATTCAACACATTTGTCTGTGTGATGTCGAATAAGGTGTAACATGCAATTCTTTGATTCATGTTAGTATTTAGTAGCCAAAAAAAAGCCTCTAATAAAAGAGGCTTTTTAATAATGTAATTAAAAATTACATAGAGTTAAATGTAACACCTGTAAATGAAGTTGTTACTGCATATCCAAGAGCCGCTGTTAAAGCAACATCTAAATCACCACCGTTAGTGAAACTCCAACCTTCTGTTGGGAATAACGCTAGGTTTAACTTGTTTGCTCCTGCTCCGCCTGAAGAATCCATTTCGTAGATCGCAATTGTTGATCTGCCTTGAATTACTTGAACTGCTTTAGCTAAGTCTGCGCCTGGAAGAGCCGCTGTTGCTTCGCCAGTAAATGTTACGATACCGAACTGAAGTTTTGGTCCTTGTACGTTAACTGCTTCGCCAGTAGTGTAAGCGTTTAATCCGCCATTTGTGTAAGAAGCCGCATCCTGATGGAATACTGGTTGAAAGTCACTATTTGCTTTTGTAAATTGTGCCATGATTATTTTCCTTTTATGTTCAAAGATACTATGCGTATCTTTATATTATTTTGAAGGGAATCCTATATTCCTTTCATACATATATTTATGCCAGGAACAAAAAAAGGAGGTTTTGGGTTTAGCCTCTAGCGGCTAAGTTTTGACGAGCAAAGCCCATTCGATTGACAAATTTAAGACCATTAGCAACGAAACCTTCATGTGTTTCAGTGCCATCATCTAAGAATCCTTTGACAGGACTTGATTTAGCGGCATTGTCGAGTTGATCAACAACGTTTTGTTTGAGATTATATAGAGCAATCCATATTTTAAATGCACCCACGATACCGTCTTTGTGTGCTTCAAAGTGCATCATAAGTTTGTTTCTCATAGAGTCGGTCATCTTTCTATTTTTGATGAATTCTACAAAATCATTGTATAAGTTTGATAAATCGCCTGATACAATCTTCTTATTTACATAGACAGTAAACAACATATTGAATCCATTACGTGCCTGCGGTGCTGTTTGGAACAATGCTTTGACTGCATTACCATGCTTTGCAATTTCTGATTCTGCTGTCTGTTTTAATTTAGGATCTAGTTTTAACTTTGGTGTTATTGGCATTTTACTAGGGACAACAGCAACGGTTGAATCATTTTTTAGATTACCAATCGATCCGTTAAGTGACTCTGCTTGGTCAGTTGATATAGCATCAGGTGGAATAAATTGATGAACTGCGATGGCGGCTTGTTTGCCACTTAGTAAATGTCCTACTTCACTATCAGCCACAACAGTATATGTGATACCGCCAGGATTGGCTTTGAAAGTGAACTTACCATCGTTTTCTTTTAATGGCTCACTGAATAACAAATCTCCCCAATAGAATCCAGTACCACCTCTGTCTGATTTTTCTAGTCCAGGCCATACTGAGTTTATAATATTATACAAGTCACCTCTGTTTACGCCTCGTGCAATATCATATTCTTGGAATTGTTTAGGAGAAAACACTTGTCTGCCAGTGCCGTCTTTTTTGTTGAACATGTGCTTGTCCATGATAGAGAATTTGCCATCTGCACCACGACCAAAGATTAAAGCAGGATAACCGTCCCACTTGATTGTAATGTTACCAGGAGATTTTATAGTATTTTCTATCTGCTTGATAGCATTTCTTGCGCCTTCTTCATCTTGTAAGAACACTAAATCCTCAGGGTGTTCTAAATGACCCGAGCCTTCAACTAAAGTAATTTTATATAGTCTTTCTCGTAGATGGGCAAGAGATTCACCGAGATTCATGTGTTATCTCAGACTTAATTTAGCAATGCGTTCTGCTCTTTTTGCTGACTCAGTTACAGCAGGTTTTGCTTGATTAGTTGCTACGTCTGTAAAACTAGGTCCGCCTACTTGATTAGGTTTTTCATTACCTGTCATTGCAACTGCTGGTGGCTCATCAGTTTTAACTGGCTTTTGTTGTAGTCCTTTAACAAGATCGTTGTACACAACTTGATCAACACTGTACAATTTGTTTAGTGAAGACTTGATTGCTTGTGCTTGTTGATATCCATTTTGAGCGGGAGCGGCCTGTGCAGGTTGTCCTTGTGCTTGTGCAGGTGCTTGAGCCTGTTGTGCTTGTGCTTGAGCAGGTTGTGCTTGTTGCTGTGCTTGTTGCTGTGCATTTTGTACGGGAGCGGCTTGTCCACCGGCTGCCGCAGGTTGTGCTTGGCCTGCACCCTGTGCATCTTTAGCACCTTCTGGAGTCACACCTGCTGTTTTGGTTGCGGCATAACTTCCTTTTCCTAATTTACCTAGGATAGTTTGATCTAATTTTCCAGTAGTGTTCCATGCATTAGAAAATTCATCAACGATTCCTTTTAATGCTGGTCCGTATTCTGCTTCTGGAATGCCTTGCATATAGTTTGCTAACCAGTCATTGACAAACTGCTTCATTGTCTTTGTACCAGCGGCTTCGCCTAACATGCTTTCAAAGATGTTGTTAAGTTTTAGATAGTTGTTCTGTACAAGTCTATATTTGTTTGGTCTACCTTCAGTTAATACTGTGTAACCTAATTGCTTTAATGTAAAGCCACATGCTTCTGCAAGTTTATTCAACATATAGATATCATATGCTTCTTGTACGTTTCCTTTAGGAGCCGCACTAGGGTTTTGTGACTGTGTTTGTTGTGCTTGTTTCAGTGGACGTTTTAATTGTCCGATCAGACCCATTGCAAATTTAGGATCTAAGTTTTTCTTTAGTACCATTTCTGCTGTCTTAACACCGTTTTCCCATTCAGCACGACCTTGACGATCTTTCATGTAGTTAACTAGTTCTTTAGATAACTCCATTTTTTGCTTTGGGTCTTGTATCTTAGACATTTGCTGAGAGATGCCTTTGATGTAATTGTTTGTTGCTTGAACTGCGGCTTGTGCCGCTTTACCGCCGTCACCTTGTGGTCTAACAGCCTTTGCTTTTGCAGGTTGTGCTTGTGCTTGAGGAGCGGCAGGTTCTGCTGGAGCAGGTACGTCTGTTGGGTCAACTACTTCTCCATCTTTTACAATTAGACCTGCATCAACCGCAGTTTGAATAGCACCGAGTGCATCACTTGTAAAATCTTGTAAGAAAATATCTTGTGCAAGAATGTGTTCTTGTGTTTGGCCTGATTGTTTGCCTATATTTGATTTAACTCCGGCGGCCGCGCCACGACCTAGGAGGTTTGACATTACACCTTCTTCTACTTTCTTTACATCATCGAATTTCATTTACTTTACCTTTTTCATTGTCTTAGAAAAGCGAGATACGTCTCTCCCTCTAATAGAACTTAATAATTTTTTTTCAAGTAATTCTGCTTGGTCACTATCATAATGACGGCTGATATACTCTATAAGATTGATGGCACTAGTAATAACATTAGATGCACGAGACTCTACCATATCTGGAATATTTCTATTAGCTCCAATGGTTTCAAGTTCTTCTAATAGACTTCTTGTTTTCTTTTGCATATTATTACCTACCTCGTATGTATTTAGTCTTTATTATTAACTTGTAATGAATTTAACATCGCCTTTAACTTTGGATTTGTTTCTACACCTTTAACTGCTTTAGTAGGAGGTTCTAGTTGGTCTTGCACTGCTCTATCTACTTGTCCAACTTGTGATGTTGTCTTAAATTTATCCATAAGTGCTTGTGCAGTGGGCTGTGCTTGATTTGCGGCTGACAATGTATCTGCATCAGGATCACTAATACGCATTGTATTGATATCATATTCTAAATCAATCTTTTGACCTACCCCTGTAGATGAACGAGACTTCATACATTGAAGTTGATACTTACCACGTTCTCTCATACTACGTGATGTAAAGATACCGAACACATTATCTGCTGTGTTGATCTTACTGATACCACCTGCAATGTGACTGTGATCGAACTCAATTTCTTCTACAGCACTTCTGTTTAACTGCGATGCTGTGACTAAAACAATATTTAATTCTTGTGCCAAATTACGTAGTTCTTCTGATACATACTTGTCTTTAATAAACTGATCGTTAGGACTTACTTTAACTGACACAGGCATTACAAGATCCAAGTAATCAACCATAACAAAGTCAACTTTGATTCCTGTTTGAATCTGTACCTCTTTCAAGTAAGAGCGAATGTCATTGACATTGCTTTGAGCCGCTAATGCTTTGACTCGATACTGTCCCATCTTCTTGGAAGCCACTCTGACTTTAAGAGCAGTATTGTCAATGTCTTTACGAATGTCTTTTGTACTCATTGATGTCTGCATTGCGTCAGTCCTCAATGATGTTAATTCTTCTGACAATTCTAACGTGATATATACTCCGCTCAAGCCCTGTGCCAACCAGTTAAGAGCAAGATTCATCATCAATAACGATTTACCTGATCCTGAACCGCCTGCAAAGATATTCAATTCTTGTCTGGACATGCCACCATACAATAGTCTATCCATTTGACCCCAGCCAGTACTAACTTGTCCACCTTGATTATAGTATTTGTTCAAACGAGCCGCAGGATCTTCA